GTTCTGGTAGTACGCCTTCAATGAGTCGTCTGACCTCGCCTTTGTTTGGAGATTTAGCAAGCGAGTTAATAACTGTGTTAAGCGGGTCGGTTGTTTCTTTTGAAGCACCACGGAATACTGCATTAGCATTGGCGGGGTTCTTTGTAGTATCGACCGCATTTGGGCGAACGTCTGTTGAGCGTAGATACTCGTCAGCTTGTTCTGCTCGTGAAGGACCAGTCGGTACTCCATCAACCATATAGCCTTCGGGTAGCTGCGTAGGATCTGGGTGAAGTGCAGTATATACCTTCATTGTACTGTCGGTAGCTGTGTCTGCGCCTGTTTCTAAGATACTCTTAATAAGTTCAGGGTTATCTTGATTTGCTATAAACTGAGACAACTCCGAATCTAGTCCGGTTATTCTGCTGACTTCTTCTGGGTCGGTGACTGATGCTAGGTTAGTCGCAAACTTAGTTGCCTTGTTACCTTTTAGCTTATTGATAAACTTACCAGCGAAACGGCCTAAGCCGAATAGAGCACCACCACCCACGCCACCTGCGGCGGTAGCTGTAGCTGTTTTCTTAGCGTCTATTTTACCTTCGTTGGCTATTTGCTCACCAAGAGATCCAATACCAGAACCGATACCACCAGCGATGACAGAGCCACCAATCTTAGGTAGGGTTGTTGTAGCGGCCTTGAAGCCGATGCTACCAGGAACAACGTATGATCCTATTTGAGCACCAGTACCCACCATAGAGGCTACTTTCTTTGGGTCATCAAAGAAGCTCTTAGAAGCTTGTTCACCAGAAGTAAAGCCGCCAGGTAGACCAGCACCAAAGGTACCGGGTCCGCGTAAGTATTTGTCTAGGTCGGCATTCGCCTGAGCTGCTGTTTTCTGTTTCTGTGCAACGTCTATAAGGGCATTAACGCCCTTGCCGCCAGCTACAACCATGTTACCGAACTGTTGGAACGGTCGAGTAACGTCGTCTAAGAAGCCGGGGCTTTTAGGTTGTGCCTGTGGTTTTACATAAGGAGTAGACACCCTCAGAGGAGCTTGAGGTGTTTGATTAACTTTAATCTGTGGTGCTGGAGCGGCAGCAACACGTAATGATGGGTTCGACTGGTTAAGTACCTGTAGTCGTTTCTGAGGGTTCAAAGGATTCTCCTTTTAGGCTATTTGTTCTTGTTTTGGTTCGCTTACATCGCTTTGGAAAGCAAGGGCTAATCTCTGTTGGTCTTCTGGAGATAATCCGGCGCTACCGATAAGTCGTTGGCCGATAGCTAGTTTCTGAGCGGAGTCACCATTACCACCAGCAATTTGAGCTAGGGTAGTTTGTAGTTTTACTGCACGGGCGTTAGATGGTGCAATAGATGCGAGTGCTGAAGCATTCTGAGCTGCTGTGTTGTTGTCTGCAGAGCTAGCTTGTAATTGTGCAATGCGAGACTCAAGTGTAGCTTTGGCTGAAGCGAGTTCGTCAGGATCTGTGCTTTGTTGAAGTGCTGCAAGTGTTTGGTCTGCAGAAGTTCTTTCTGCGTCATATCCGGCTTTTTGCTGAGATACCCAAGCAGCGATTTTAGCAATATCGTCTTGTAAGCCAGTACCAAGGTCTCTGATTTGAGACTGTCCTTCTCGGGATACAGTGTCGTTATTGTTCCCACGGTAAGAGCTGTCGAATGTTCCGCCTGCTGCTGCGCCTGCGTTAACCTTATCGTTAGTGTCTAATACTTGTCGAGCTAGGTCTCCAGACTCGTTAGCGAAGCGTTCGTTAAGCTTGCCTACTTGTTCACCGGCCGATGCGTCAACTTGACCGTAGCGGCTGTTAAATATGTCTTTTACGCTATTTACTAAGCGAGTAATGTCGCCACGTAGGGCTCCTGCTTTAGCAGCTCTTTGCTGAGCAGCAATTTGTTCCGCTGTGTAGGTAGTGTCTACGGTACCAGCGACTTCAGGGTCCACTAGGTTGTTAGGGTTGTATGCAGGCTGTTGTCCACCAGTAGTTTGTACTCGTGCTGCTTGCTGAGGGCTTGTTCCGCCCTGACCAACGGTACCATTGAGAGTTGCAATAGACCCACCCGTATTGTTGAGTGTGCCGCCATTAGCAACCTGTGTACCCGTAAGCCAAATTTGATTTGGGTCCATTATTATTTCCTTGAGTTTTTATCTTTATTGTTCTTCATATTATATCACATTTTATCATAATCTACAAATATATCTTTCTGCTTGAATCAAATACGAAGTGACTCTTTGGATAGTATGCGTATACGAAGCCAAGTAGAACGAAATTTTCGTTAACGTTATTATTGTATATCTTGAAGTTAATGGTTCGGGAGTCGAGGTTAAGGCCGATTGACTGTGGGGTATCTGAGAATGACTCCGTAGAAGTCGTGGTTAGGCCGTCGCTACCTAAGAAGTATAGACCGAATCCTACCCTACCCATACCGCGAGTAGAGGAGTTTGATATGGTAGCGGTACCAACAAGCGTGTTATCGTCACTGTATATCTTAATAGTTGCAGAGCCTGCAAGTCGGCGGAATATTGGTCGCCAGTCTACCCAGAACTTCATAAGATCGGGGTTGCCAATGTCTTGTGCTTTTCCAGTTACCCACGCTTCAATAGCTGCGCCGTTATCGGCATAGGTTCCCGGTACTCTTTCGTAGAGCTGGGTACCGTCTGTGTCTATAAAGAATAGTGATTCAGCATTGGTTGTGAAGTTAATAAACACTGCCATGTCTGCCGCATCGAAGCTGCTCCATACGGTGTATGCCTGGAACCTTTTGTCATATACAACTACACGGTCAATAGTGGAGCTACCAGTAGGTACGCCAAGCATGTACTTATTGTCAAAGTATTCAGCGTTAGCACGAGAGTAGTATGCTTTGTTGATGCTATCAATAACTGGGCTTATCTTAATAGATAGGACCGTAGTACGGATAGCGTCGTAGTATTGTGCTTCGTTACCGATAACGCGGATACCTTGTCGAGACAAGAAGTATAGGTCATTCTCGACAGCCTTAATGCTCTTGTGCGATACGCAACCAGTAGCATAGGTAATTGGAGTAACTGTCGGGGTGCCATCTGTGGCAAATGATACTTGGTAGATTGAGCGTTCTTTAAACACTATAAGAAGGTTTTTGAATACACCAAGCCCAGTGATCTTGTCACCGTCGTTCTTACGTATGTCAATAACGTTTGCTTCGCTAAGGGCTGGGGTTCCTGCAAATACAGTAGCACCCGGTACGTTGGTTATACCGTTTTCAGCATCTGTTGTGCTGTCAGGCTGTGGTTGAGTACCACCCGTAGTTACTGTGAAGTCAGAAGCGTCTGTAAGGTTCGATATGTATAGCCTTGATGGTTGGCCGTCTACTCCTGCGCAAATGTGTTTGTTCTGGTAATAAACCGAAAACTTGGCTTTTGGCATAGTTCCTGGACGAGTAACAGCATTGGTAGAGTCAAAGTATGCGCCACCATCTGTCCCGTTCCAGACGTATAGCTTAAGGCGAGCTTGTGTAAATGAGGTTTCTTTGCCAGTCGTGAATGTAGCTCCTGTGGCCGAGGCCCAGGCTACACCGTTATAATACTTTAATGCCGTGCCGTCTACAGTAACCATCACACGAGATGATTCAGTAGCATATACGCCAAGTCCTTTTGCGGCGGTCAATGCACCACCACGGGCTACATAGCCAGCACGTTTGCGGATTACACCGCCTTCGTCGTATTCAACATTCATTAAATCAGAAAATTCCCTGTTATCAATTAACGAGGGAGATACGAGGTTATTGAGACCCTTAGAAGGGTTCATGACTACGAGGCGCTTAGGTGGGATAACCTTTTTGCTAGGTAGCGATTCTTGGTTACGGCGAGACATTAAAAGTCCCCTGTGGCGGTTCCTGTTTGCCCGTGAGCAGTACGGCGACGTTTACGTGCAGCCGGTACTTGGTGAGCAGCTATATCGCTTTGTAGGGCTTTTTCGTAAAGCTTCTGATCTTGCGATAGGTCAGCATCAGGGTTTTGGCCAAGCTTAACAAAGCGGCGGGCACCGTATGCAAGAGTCATCTTGCTAGGGTATGGTGTGCCGATAGTGCCTGCTGTGTCGAGAATAGGTGCTTGCTTTTGGTAGCGGAATGAAACAGTTGTAGCATCGCTATCTTTGGTGTTAAGCAAGTAAGTAACGCCGTCATCTAATACAGAGATCCACTGAGCGCGGTCTCCGTCAACTACTTGGTTTGCGTCGTCTTGGTGTATTGGGTCAAGTCTAGTTTCATAAATATCACCGAATTTAACAAAAGACGCATGGTTATCGTCGTAGTTCGTAGGAAGTGTAGCTATGCCGTTTGAGATGCTGAGTGTAGCGGTAGCTGATGCAAAGCGCCATGGGTAGGCTGAGTATACATCGTTAAGTGTTTCCTGGATGAAGTCAGCTCGGGGAGTTGACGTTGAGGCGTTGACTGATCGTTCCCCCATAAGGTAAGCGAGAGTCACGAGTATGTTTGATTGATATAGCATTAGTATTCCCTGCAGATACGCCACTCTGGGAAAGCATCCCAAAGTTGTTTACCTATTATTTCTTGACTTCCCTTATTCTTACCGCTTAGTTCAACTTGAATTTCTGGGTCAAGCTTTATAATGTTCTGGTAGACAGGGTTAAACAGCTTCATTGAGTTCCGCATTGTGCCGCTTTTGGAAGCAGCGAATTTATTATCATTTTTTAGCCTAAGCTCTTTACAGGCTTCGCTGTGTTCGGCTTCTAGTAGTTTGTACCAAGGCTTAAGTTCAAGAGTAAGTTTTTTGATTTCACGCCATTTCTCGGGGCGCTTCATCTTTTCTATTTTTGCAATTTGTTTAAGGTACTTGTCTTTTTGTTCCGGGGTGAGTTCCATGCTAATCCTCCAGCGTTCCCCCCTCCGAGGAGAGGGGTTCTAGGAGTCCTAGAAGAATACGCGACCTTGAGCGTTAGCTGTTTGGTTACGAGCTTCAAGCGTTAACTCAGTGATGAGTTCTTTCGCTGTAAAGTCACCAGTTTCAGCTAAGTCCTTAGTGAATGGACGGCGATACCATGCAGTACCCCAAGTGTCTTCAACAAGGCTAAGCAAGTCAAATCCAGGAGTAGCAGTTGTACCGTAGTCACCACTAACCGTAACGTGACGGTGAGGGAACAATTTAACTAGTTTTGCTGCGTCGCTTTGGTAAACGTCTACTGCAAGTACTAGGCGGCGGTCTTTAAGATCAACTTGCTTGGTAGCACCAGCGGTAAAGCTAGAAACGCGTCGCTTACCCTTCATGCTTGAGTAGACAGAGTCTGCTTGAGCACCAGCACCCCACTGTACTTCAAAAATATCGTTAAGGATAGTTTCGGTAAGTGAGACACCAGAGTAGTTGCTAGTGTTAGTTGTGATCCAGCTCTTAACACCACGAAGGCGACGAGCAGATGCAGCGCTGTTCGATGCAACACCAGATGCGATAGTACCACGTACTAATGCGAACTCGATGTCGTTCTTAAGTGCTTTCATCTTTTTGACAAGTTCGCGGTTCATGCGCTTGCCGCTAACACGCTTTAGGTTGTCAGCGTTCTCAGAACCTGTAACCTTAGCAGTCTTAGCAAAAATTTGCGTAACGTTCTGTGGACGGGTTGGGTCGTTAGAAGCGTCGGCAGGAGCGTCGGCACCTTCAGCTTGAGCGTTGTCGCCTACAGCCTCTAGTGTGTCGATTGTCCACTCGTGAAGAGTGTTGTTTGCTGGACCTTGCATGATACCACTTAAAAGTTGAGTATCTGTTGGTTCCAACATGTTCATAGCGTCAAGAAGTGATTCTCGGCGAGCTACGTCAGGATAGGTATATACATAACCACCTACAGCCATTTTATTTTCCTTTTTCTACTGGTATAACCAGTGTTTTTATTTTTAATCCGGCGGACCGGGTTTAACTAATTTAAATTTTACCTTCTTCTGACCAGATGTCTAAGAGTTCTGCGAACGCTTCGTCATCGCCAGATTTCAGGCGTTTGTCCAGCTTGTCTATTTTTGTTGGAGATGCTTTAGGGGCGGATGCTCCGGTCTCGACAGCGGCGGCTTTTGATGTAGTAATGGATACCTTGGCGTTTTGTGCGCCTTGGGCTCGGGCTTCGTCTATCTTCTCTGGTGAAATGCCAAGAGCTTCTTTTACAAGCTTAGCGGCTTCATATGAGTCGATTTGTTCCCCGTTGATGATACTAGCTACACGAGCGTTTTCTACAAGCCTACGTACTGCTACGTTTGTTTTAAGTTCTGGCAGAATTGCTTCTGCTGCTTCTAAGGCTTTATTCTCAACAAGGCTAGAGTAGGCACGTTCTGCTGCCCTTGCTTCAGCTTTTTGGAGTATATACTCTTCGTACTGTTCTGGAGACATATTGGTAATGTTACCAGTTTCTGGGTCTATCTGCGGAGCAGGACCATTGTACGGCTGAGGTGCAGGCGGAAGATTTTGCTTCCAATCTACTTCAGTTTCTGTTTTTGTTTCTGTTTCAGTCTCTGTTTGAGTGTCTGTTTCTGTTTTTATTTCTTCTTTTAAAGGTTCTGTGTTTTCAGCTTCTTCAGATTGTTTCGGTTGTTCTTTTCGCGAGTAATCCTGCGAGTCGTCCCCTATTACATCTTCTTCTGCTGTTTGTATGTTCGGATCGAGCGGTTTTGGCTCTTCACCTTCTTTTTGTTTTTCAGGTACTGCTGCACCTGGTTCTTCGTTTGCGATTGTGTCAAAAAGACCATCGACTTGTTCATTGGGGTCCATTTAGTCTCCATGTAAGCTATAAAAGCCTTACGTAATGTTTTTATTTGCTATTGATATAGAAGCCTATACCACACTTTGGATTGCTACACGAATGGAAAATTGCGTTTCCAATGGTGTCTTCCGGGTCAGCGATTAGCGTTTCGTGCTGACAAGTGGTGTCGTTGATGGGGCGTTGTTCGTCCATCTTGACAATCTCATATGAATCATTATCCTCATTATAACTTATTTCTTCAATATTGTCAAACATTTTATTCTTCACTTAAATGAGACTTAATTAACTCCTTGCGCTTAGGTGAGGCGGCTAACTGGAGTCGTTTAAGTAGGTTCTGGTTTGCCTGTAGTTTTGATACAGCAACTATATAGCCCATGTGGTCTTTAAGAAATTTGTCGCCAAGAATAAGCCGGGTCTGCTTAGTAATCTCTTTAGTGAGTATTTCCGTTACTAGCTTTCCTGAAGCCGTTTCAAAAAAGTTTTCTGCAGCTAGTGCTTCTTTAAGCTGGGCTTCCAGAAGTTCCTGGTGTTCCTGTTGTTGTTGGGTTAAGTCTTCCACCGTCGGGGTCTCCATTTTCTATCTGTGCTTGTTCAGCACCCATTTTAATTGCTTCGTGTGTTAGCGCTGTGTCGTGCATAGCTGATGGCTCTAGGCCATACATAGCTTCGATTTGAGCCTGGATGTCTGCTGGAGCATCTTTATAGTTAAAGTTAAGAAGCTCTTTTGTGTTGTCCGGTTGTGGCTCTTGTGGTATTTCTGCTGTGTGGTCAAGTAGGTATCGGTCAAAGTCTTTCTTTGAAAATAGCTCGGCGGTATCCTGGTTGATCTCGTGGAAGTTATAGCGAGGTATATCTTTCATGTCTTTGAATATGCCTGCTTGGGTAATAGCAAGTTTTTGTGTGGCTGCTAGGCCGCCCAAGAACTGCTGGTGCATTTCTCGCTTGTCTTGTTTGCTAAGTGGGGTCATTGAGTCATCGTCAATATCGAGCTCTATTTCACCCTGGTAATCACTTGGCATAACAACATCAGGGATTTCCTTACCATCTACGGTGCGGCGGATCTCTTCTGGATCATCAGCAAACTGCTGAAGGTTTGAAAGCCATATTTGGCCAACAACTTTCATAGACTGCTTGAAGTTATCTCGGAAGAAACCTATCTTAGTTGTTGCTGCTTCGCTAATCTTCTGAACACCATACTTGGTGCCCTGAGTCTTATCGTTCTGGTCATTAGGAGTACCTGTTGCGTATGGACTAAATGTAGCTGCGTCAATGCCCTTTTCAAGCACGTTCATAACGACGCTAAGTTGTTGAGGGTTTGGTTCGGGGAATTTAAACTGCTTTGGCGGTTCACCTGTAAAGGTAATTTCGCCACCCGGTTCAATAACAAAGTCGTTAGTAAGCGAGCCGTCTTCATACATAAGCATAGAGTCAATGGATAGGTTCCAGTTGTCTAGGTAGTGGTTGAATAAGTCGTTAGTAGCAGACTGCAGTGTTCGGTTATTTTCAAATAGAGACTCACCAAATACTGAGTAGCTCTTCTTGCGGCAGTAGAACGGTACGACTGGGAACATGTTGTGCCAGTAAGGTATTGTAGTTGGTCGGATTTCAACCCAGCCAGCTTCTTCTTCGCCAGTAAGTTCTGCGCCTTCTGCAAAAGTAGTTAGTGTTACGCCTTCGGCGGTGCGTTCGTAGCACTCGTAGTATGTGACAGTCTCTACTGTTTCGTCTTTAGTAAACGATTCACTTTCATTCACAACACGGTTACGAGATTCGTTATATGACTCAAACTCTAGTTGGCTGCGTACTGAAGTATCTACTTTGTCTAGGTCTTGGTATAGCCCAGAAGATTCCATATCTACTAGCGGCTTCTGGCCTTGTACAATAAAATAAGGAGCTTTAAAGAAGCTTGAGCTATCGGCTACAAATACGTTAAAGAAGTTAATGCCTTCGAATCCGTTGTGGCCAGTTTGTTGCTTTTTGGTAACGATATTCTCGTTATCCATCATACCGCTTGCAAAGAACTTGCGAGCCTTGCTTACCTTGGTTTCGTGTACCCATGGTGCGTAAGCATAGCCTGTTCCTGCGACAACTGCATCAACTAATGGATCAAATACTCGGAGCTTCATTGGCTCTTCGCCACACGATACGTAGTCGTAGTGGAGCTTCGCCTCAACACGGCGCTCACGCTCCCTAACGTCTTCGGGTATGATAAAGGCACCATTATCGTCAATAGTTACTTCACCCTTAACGGTAACGTTATAGAGAGGCACTACGTCTGACATTCGGGCAATAAGGTCCCAGCCCTTTGAGGCTAGAACAGGAACATATACTTTAGATTTCCATGGAGATATTTTGGTTGTATTTTGTACCGCGTACATAATGTCGTAGTACTTTTTAGCGTCTTCAAACATCTTTTGCTGTTTGATTTTTCTGTTCTCATACCGTTGCTTCCATGTACTAGCACTAGTATATTGTTTTTCTTTTTTGGCCACGTAGTTTCCTTTTTGTTTCAGAGATAGAGAGTGTTGTATCTTTAACTAATATTATACCAAATTTGTCAAGTAATTGCAAGCTTTATTGGTATAAAACGTTAATTAACTCTGAATAGACACCGATTTCTTTAATGCGTTCTTTGCCTATTTCTTTTGTAATAGACGTAGCTTTGCGAACATTGCCGTAGATGTTTTCGGCCTCATAGTCTTCGTCTGCTGTGGTATAGAGCCTGATGTGACATTTATTGTCTTCATCGTTTTTACCATACAGCGGCGACTCAAAGTCTGGTGTGCTAACGAGCACAAAGCCGCCTGGTGCTAGTACCTGATCTATGAGCTTTAGAACTCGCTGAACATCTTCTACGTGTTCTATGATTTCGAAGAACGTGACACAGTCAAATTTTCTACCTTCGGATACGAAACGTTCGAGCCAGTCTTCGACGAAGCCTTGGTAGAACTCGGCGGGGAGCTTATTGTCTTTAGCTCTTCTTTGAGCAATTTCAACTCCATCTCTTGTGAGGTCAACCCCGACAACACTGATTCCAAAGTGTCGCGCAATAGTATTTGCAAAAGAACCGTCCAAGCAACCAAGGTCCAAAAGACTTTTTGGTTTAAGCTCCTCAACTTTATCAAAAGCCCAGCCAAAACGCGGGATAACTTCGTGTACGCTCGTGGCGACCGATTCGGGGATTGGTTGGAAGTGGTGGTGTTCATAAAACTCCTCATAGCTATCTAAGCTAAATGTTCTATCATTAAATTCTTTTTTACCTATCATTTTGTTTCCTCAAATACTGTTTGCCATTGCTTGGCTACGTCTGTCCAGTCTGTATTCGGTACTGGAGTACCCGTAAGACCTTCTTTAAGAGCCTTGACAACAGCTTCTATAAATTTAGTTTGCTTGTATTCATCGGTGTATATCTTGCGAGTAGCAATCTTTGTACCAGACTGTACTGTTTCTGCAAGTGCTGCGACATTTGTAGTGACAGGATAGCAGCCAGCTTCTTGTGCCTTAAGAGCGGTTATGCAGTGGATCTCTGGGAACTCAGTAGGGTAAGCCCATACTTGGATTTCAGACATTGCCTTTGCTAGTTCTGTGTGACTGACGCGACCGTGGACGGTTACGCCTTCTTTCTTAAGCTTTTTAAACAATGTTTCCATACGATCATAGAAATCATCTTCGCCTTGTAGGGCGGTCCAGCTTTCCCAGCCGTAGTAAACATCAAGTGTTGCACCGGGTACTTGGCGGCGGATCTCCGGCCACATTTTGAGTAGACATTCTAGCCCGCGATAGTACGCGGAGAAGTATCCAACGCTATTCTTCCTTTTCATTTTTTTCCTTTTCAGTTGTTATTAGAACGCCAGTAGTTAAGGCAGACCCAGCTACAGACGTTGCGTTGGTGATGGCCTGCTTAATCACCATGACGGGGTCGATTACACCATGTTCTTTAAGGTTTACAACGGCATCGTCGCCCATGACATCGAAGCCATAGCCAAAGTCATATTCCTGGAGTTCTTCCAGCTTTTGACCATAGCGCAAGCCCGCATTTGTCATTAGAACCTTGAAGGGTGATAGTAGTGCTTCTTTAAGTAGCTCTGTGCCCTCTGTAGAGCCCTTCAGGGCGTTTGCGAGTGCAATATAGGTAGTTCCACCGCCTGGGACTATTCCGTCCTTTAGAGCGGCTTCTGTGGCCGCTACAGCGTCATCGATTAAATACTTTCGTTCTTCGGCCTCCATTTCAGTGTTGCCACCTACTCGAATTTGGCCTACTTTAGCGTGAAGTTTTGAAATACGCTTAGCAACCTTGTCTTTGTCGAACTCTGACTTAGTAGCCTCTAGCTTAGCCTCAAGGTCTTTAATGTACTCCGCTACGTCCTGGCCACCAGTAATAACTGTTTCAGTGTTGGTGGTGACTAGCTCGCCGCAAGTACCAAGGTCCTTTGCTGTGGTCGTGTCTATTTTCTTTGGTAGCTTATTGCCTACTGGTTGAGTGCCCGTCAATGCTCCAAGGTCTCTGAGTAATTCAATGCGGTTATCGCCAAAGCCCGGGGCTTTAATACCGATAATCTCGAACTGGCCAAGGCGCAGTAGTGCTTCGTCAATTAAGTCAGCCTTGAAGTCATCGGCTATGATTACTATGCCATCTTTTCCAGAATTGTAAAGGTCGTCAAACAGGTGGGCTACGTCGCGTAACCCGACAGTTTGGTGCGCTAAAAGTATCGCAGGGTTCTTAAATGTCGTACTCTGGGTTCGGGTATCGCTAATCATCATTGGACTAAGTAGCCCCGTATCAAAGCTATAGCCCTCTACTATTTCGTACTCTACTGTTGGCTTGGTGCCTATCTCTACCACAACCATAGCGTTCTTGCCTAGTTCGTGGTACATGTGGCCAACGTTATTACCGACCTCTTTATCTTCACTACTAATAGTAGCGATCTCTATGGTTTGTTTCTCGGTCTCAATAGGCTCGGCTAGAGTTTCAAGTATAGCAAGTGCTTCTTCGGCAGCTTCGTCTAGTTGCTTACGGAGCACCATAGCGTTCTGGCCAGACTTGATTCGCTTCATACCATCTTCCATAAGGTGGTAGGCTAGAATGGTTGAGCTTGTCGTGCCGTCGCCTACGTTGTCGTTTGTTTTGCTTGAAGATGATTTAATCATTTCAATGCCAACTCGGGCACCGGGAGAAGCATCTTTAATATCTTCTATTGACTTGGCAACCGTTACGCCATCATGCGTTACAATCGGTTCGCCGTAAGCTTCAATAACGGCGTTCTGTCCCTTGGGACCGAGTGTCGTAGAGACTGCTTCGTATAGCAGCTTCGCCCCTTCTAGGAGCTGTTCTTTAGCGGCATCGCCAGTTATAATTTGTTTCTGCATTATTTAAATCCTATTTCACTTTTTGCTAGTCCGTTGATAAGCTCTTCGAGCACGTAGCAGATTTGCTTTACGCCCTCTTGTTCGGTCATATCACGAATGATTTCAAGTTGGCCAAGTAGCTTCTCTTTATTCATGGAACTGTTCCTTTTTAATACCATTGCCGATTATGCGGAACTTTGAGTCTGGTAAGTGAGGGTATAGGTCGCGGTGGTATTGTGACTTGACCAGGTAGGTGACATCTGGGTAATCCTTGACAAGTTCTTCGGGCATGACATCGTGTAGGTCGCATAGCTTGCGCTTAGCTTTAACTTTCTCTAGGTACTGAGGGGTTCTCCAAGAGATGAATATATTAAAGTCGTCGCGGAGGTCTATCTCCTTCCAGTGCCGCCACACAACCTGACTATTTAGGCCGCTGTCGTGTTCCCCGTAAACCGTAACTTTGTATCCTAAGTTATATAGCTCTTGCGATAGATACACTACGGCTTCTTCTGAGCCGCCCATGCCTTTATCGAGTGTGTGCGGTCCCCATTCTTCGTAGCCCTGGCCGCAGAAGATAACAACCGAATTGTCATCCCATTTTGTAGGAGTCGTCGCTGCTTGACGTAATTGCAATAATCTGGTGTCGTATTGTAAATCTGGAGCAAGTGCTTTCCATAAAACAACTGGGCTTGCAAAGAACTTTATAATCTTTGGCAGTAGTTTAACAAACGTTTCAGCGTCTGCTTCATTCTGAAAATCTTCATAGAGTTCTTTAGCTTGTGGGTTATTCGGGATCTTGCGTAGCCACGCTAAGGCGGCATTGTAGTTGCCAAGCATGAACTCGGATTGAGCACCAATTAGTGCAGCACGTTCACGCGAGCTTGGGTCCCATACGGATAGCGTCTGTGGGTCTGGTTTTGTTTCTGATACGCGTATCCATTCTAGCGCCTCTTCCCAGTTGTTTTGATCTGCCTCATACTGAGCAAGTAGCCAGTAGGCTTGTGGGTATTCTGGTTTCAGGGTTGCACATTTAGTAGCGTACTCTAGGGCTAGGTCGTGTTGCTTAAGGTGATATGCACACTCGGAAAGAACTGCAAGCGCTCGATAGGTGTCTTCGAGGCTTCCGCCAACTTCTAAGTATTCACTAAGTAGCTCTGCTGCGGTGTTGTATTCGCCGTGAGTAAAGTATGACATACCTAGGTAGTGAAGGTAGCGAGGGTCTTTTTCGGCTTCGTATGCTTTCACGAGAATGTCGTGGTTGCGTTCCACTGAGTCTGCGGCGTGTGAAGGGTCTGCGTTATGGACGACTTCTACGTTTACCTTATGGCTAGTGTATGGTTCGTCTGAAATATAGGTCTCGTGTACCCAGCCGCGCCATGAGAATCCCTTGCCATTCTTGACAAGGCGTTCGCGCCAGTGACGGGTAATGCAGTTACCGTTTTCGTCTTGAGCATAGTTGTATGGAAGGAATATAGCATCTATATCATTTTTTACAGCTATGTCAAGTATTTCGGGGATGGTAGAGAAGTCGAAATCGTCATCTGCGTCCAACCAGAATGTGTAGTCTGTGGTAGACATGGCGTAGTTATCGTTGCGAGCTTCGTCGAAGCGGTCAGTCCAGGTACGCCATACGACATTTACTTCATTTCCAAATAACTTTTTTAATTTATTGACGGTTGTCTTGTCGGAAACAGTAAGGTTTATTTCATTAAAGGCGTTGCAGTCTTGTGCCTTTGTGACAAGTTGAGCAACCTGGTCAAACTCGTCTTTAACAATCATCTGTAGGCTAATCGTTTTTCCCTTTGTCATCTAGTCCCTCTTTTTCCTTGCTTCATTTACAAATCTGTTTACTATCTTTAGCGATCGGTGGTACTTTTTTAGGTCGCCTGTCGCTTTGCCATACCGCCACTCTTGTTCTAGTTTTGGTATTTCGTCAGTGTATATAAAAACACACACTTCTCTTTTATAGTCGTTTGGGTCTTGGCGGGTGCCTACTAGTTTAATGCCGCAGAAGTGAAGGTATGCCGCGTAGGGCGTATCACTAGTGCGATATGGTTCCGGTAGACTAGTTGAGACTTCGTCCGGTATCGGGGTCATAATATCGTTTCCTTTTTGTTTTACTTATTGGGTTTGCTTTATCAAGGGCTAGGTACCTGAGTGCATCCATGGAGTGATTAAACGTGTCTTCTGGAGTGTTCATAATCTCGTTGTTCGAGTCACGCTCCCAAGAGTATCGTTCAAACTCTTTGATTGTTTCTTTGCACTTAGCGTGTATAAACAGCTTTGGCTTGCCTGTGGCTTCCCTGATTTCAAGTAATGATTTAAGTTCTCTAATGCCGTTAGCAATAGAGTCGGCACCCTTCTTTGCGCCAGTAATTCTAAAGCGGCGCTTGCGGAGTGACTCCAGCTCAAACCGGGCGGCACCATCGCCTACAATGCGAGTGTAGCGATCGTCGCCCATCTTGTCGCGGAGTACGTAAATAAGTTGGTCTAGGTGGAGGTCGGTTTTATATATCTCGTCAAATATCCACCAGGTTCCTGAGTAATCTATTTTGACAAATAGAGCAGCCGTAGGATCGGTCATACCGAAGTCAATGGTAAGATTGTATGTGCCCTCTTGTGGGATTTCATCCATATCCCTGAATACGTGTACGTCGTGATTGAAGTTGCTGTATATGAGTTGTGATGGGTTAACGAACTCGGCCATCCACTCCTGGTTAAACTGTTCTAGTTTGCCTTCTTTTTCATACTCGTGCTTAGCTTCTTCAAACTGTTCTTGTGGGAAGTAGGTGTTATCAAGGGCTGTTGCGTGAGAAAAGTAGTATCGTTCTGGGTCTTCTTGAGCGGTCTTTACAAGGTCGTAGAAGTGATTAACGACACCGTTCGGAGTAGAAATAAAAACAGCCCAGCCATTGCGGTCAGCAAGAGCAGGGCGGATAATCGTGTCATATAAGTATTTGCCATCAGGCATAAAAGCGTACTCGTCAAGTACGGCACCCATGATACCTGTACCACGGAGCGAGTCAGGGTTGTCTGCACCTTTTAGCTCAATGCGAGTAGGTGGAAGATCTGGGTCGTGGGAAATAGTAATATCACCGGCTTGTGTCGGTATAGTAATGTTGGATAAGTGGTCAAACGTTACCGAGAGCTCTTGCTCGTTGAACGTCATAAAGTCGCCCTTATAACGCTTACAAATGTCTCGCCAGTAAATAGCCTTGGCCTGTTTGTAGGTCGGGGCAATAATGTAGTATGTGCCTTGGCGCAGCATTCCCTGGAGTACAACCTTTTCCCATACGGCAACTGATTTACCTGTACGACGGCCCCAGTTAAGGACCTGGTATCGGTGGCTGTCGCCTAAAAATTCAGCTTGTTTGGGGTGAGGGTTGGGCAATAATAAAGCCATAGGAGCGTACCATTTATCATTTCTACATTTTTATATTATGTGTATTATAACACACTTTTGCCGAATTGTAAATATTATACTAGAGTAACTTAGTAACTTTTTCGCGGAATTGAGGATCGCCAACCATCTTGTTTAAGAAGGCAAGCATAGTTTTATCAACCCGCACCAAATACATACTTGGGGCAACAGGACTATAAGTGCCTCTAACAAGAAATGGATTTTTAACTGGTTTAGCTTTTCTTTTACTCATAATTTTAATTCACTAAAAACTGCTCGTAGGCGAATCCTTACCCCCGAAGCTTCCTACCGCAGAGGCTACTATCCAGGCTTCCCCAGAGTTCGCTTACGGTCATCAGACGACGACAATAATTTAGACGCATCACCAACCCCTCCGCACTATGCTAGTTAATTTGCATCGTAACCAAACGATAATGTAATTTGTATAGTAGGGTCGGCACCTCACCACAATTAACTCCACTTGCCCCTTTGATTATTACGGGTTCGCTTCGACCCTTTCGGGCGTGATGATGACATTAGCCGTGCGTAGCAACTTATTATGTTACTACGAGCAGATTTTAATGAACTGTTTCTTTTCTCTAACTACACTAATAGTAGCACAGTGGATTATAAAAGTCAAGCTAAAATAAAAAAGTTATCTGTGGATAACTTGATAAGAGGCCGGTTACTTTAATTATGGGAGGAGGAAAGAACCGAGACAAAGAAAACCTATATGCACATTATAACACAGATGTCAAGAAATTGGTACCGGGAGCTGGATTTGCAGCAGCGATCTGGGGCTTATGAGGCCCCCGAGACGCTACTTCTCTATCCCGGCTAGAGAGATCCCCCCAGCAAGCGAATCGCTGAGGGGAAGGAGAAAAGCGTTCAGCCCACGGCGACTGAACAACGCTATTATACCATAAGTGCTTTAGAAAGTAAAGCCAGATTAGCGCCAGCAATGACGGTTTCATCTATGAGGATAACAGGAACCACCATCATGCCAGTCTTTTCTACTATATCAGACAATAATTCTGGGTTTTCGTCAATATTTTTCTCGACATACTCAACATTTTTTGACTGCAACCAGTGTTTAACTGTTCTGCAGGGACCGCATGTATTGCGGGTGTACACTGTTACCATACTTGTTTCCTTTTTTGGCATTATCCTCCCATCTTCTCTCGTGGAGGAGTGGGGAGGGAGTGAATAAAGTTAAATTCCTAAAGCTTATCTTGGTGAGTATTGGTCGGGCCTGGGACTTTCTTAATACTTCTTTATGTCTGTGGGAGGTTAACGGTTCAGACACCTCGTGGACCAAGCGCTTAGGCGGTTGTACTCTTCTTCCCTCTATATCTCCTTACGGAGCCACTTCGTGCGGTTATCGTACCGAAAAAACATTGCCGCTATAGCTAGGTTGAAGGCTGCCGGTTGCATTTAGTCAGTGAACCGGAAAGACTGCTTTAACTTTATTATTTGGGAGTGAATCTGTATAGATTTACTTACTTTAACACTACACTAAAACAATTTTAAAAACAAGTCTTGACATTTTTTTTATTTGTGTTATTATAAAAATGCACTATCAGAGCCCTATGGGGTATGTTTCGCCTAAAAGCATACACCGGGACTGCGTAAAAAGCAAAAGGCACTAGCCCCCTCTCAAACCCGATTCTGTATAGATCTTCTCTTGAGGGGGCTTTTATTGTGGATAACTTTATAAAGATTGTGCTTGCATTATTCACCCCAGTATGATACTATAGATAGTAGAAACACTCCCAGGTATAAACCTTATAAAGCGTTTCGAAAAATGACGTTCGCGTCGAAAACAAACAAAGTCCCTATGGGCAAAAGTCCCGGAGCAGAAATTATCGGTCCTCCCGACTCCGGGCATCTAAGTTTTCAAGTATCCTACGTAAATACTTGATATAAAATAAAAACATGTCATTCATACTTCGTTATGTACGCCCGCAGAATATTCAGTCTTGGATAGCAGCTAATGCTCCAGGATCTTTAAGAAATACCGCCAAAGAAAGCTGGAGGGCCTACCTTCTCGCAAGTGGCGGGACAGGCCAGAGCCTGGCACAGCTTGAGGATACTGCATTTACTGCACTTGGGGCTACTGGGTCCAGCTCTAATGAAAAATGCCGGTCTAATGTAGATGGCACAGCCGGAAATACCACGGCCGAAAAAGCTAGAAACAAGTATAAGTAATGATTTTCCGATTCGTTAGACCATCAAAAGTCAACGAGTGGCTCAAGAATAACTTCCCGAGCTCTTTAATCGGAACCGCCGGAGACAACTGGAAGAAATACTTACAGGACCACGGCGGGACAGGCAGCACCTTTCACGACTTAGAACAATCATATTTAAACAGCGGCGGTAGAACTATATTTGACAGGTGGTCAACTTTCTTGTCTACTACTATATACACAGGCAACGTATTCTTAGACAATATAAGAAAATATTTTGATAGTATTGTCAATGTAGACCCACCAACAGAATCAACAACAGAAGTACCAGTCTTCTTCTTTATAATCCCACAATAGGAACACAAACATGGCAGATAATCTATCAGTAACACCAGGCACCGGCGCAAACATAGCAATGGACGAAGTGTCCCTTGGCGGGAATACGGTTAAAGTTGGCTATGGGAAAATACTAGATGCAACATCAGATAGCACCAACGCACTTGTAGTTACTGCTGCGGGCGCTGCTAAAGTAGATGGGTCTGCTGTTACCCAACCAGTATCGGGAACAGTTACTGTAGCAAACCCCACCACAAACCCAGAAACTGGGCTTGCTAAGGACGTTAGTTTGCTTGAAACGCACTTTACGGAGGATGCCTTGTCTTCTGGTGGAGAAAAGGGTGAGCTTGTACTTGGCGTTAGGCAAGACTCTGACACCTCACCCGTTTCGGGTTCTGGCGACTTTCACACATTTATATTTGACGAGGTCGGCCGTCTAAAGGTCGGTACTGCACCAGCTTCAATAGCTGCAACCACGGGCAACATAACAGGTATTAGCCAGACTGTTTCCGTAGACGTATCGCGTTCTTCTAATATTATGTTCTATTGTACGGGTACATTCTCTACCGTTAACTGTGCCTTTGAAGGCTCTATTGATGGCGGTACTTCTTGGTTCGCTATTCAGGCGGTTAGGTCAAATGCAAACACTATTGAAACAACTACAGGTAACCTATCCGCCGCTCCTGCCTATGCGTGGGAAGCGTCAGTTAATGGCCTTACAAACTTTAGGCTGCGCTCTACTGCGTGGACTTCCGGTACTCAAGCATGGAGAATACAGCCCGGCTCGTACGCTACCGAACCGATCCCTGCCGCACAGATTAGCGGTACACAGCCCGTATCTGGAACTGTTGGTGTTACTGGATACCCAACGGCAGCCGCCGGTGCAGACGCACTTGCCAACCCTACAATTACTCAAATTGGTGCCGATAACATGGTTTTCAACGGAACAACCTGGGACCGCCAAAGAGGAATGGGTCTATCTGCCACAACAGGTGACACAGGTGCTAAAACAGCAACGGGTAACGGTGCTACCATTACCAACGTAGGCAACAAAGGCGTACAAGTCTTTATTATTCTCGGTGCGGTTACGGGTACAACCCCAACCTGTACGTTTAAGCTACAGGGTTCGGTAGACGGTACCAACTTTTATGATATTCCAGGCGCTACTACCGCTTCGCTTACCGCCTCAACGAACGTGGGTATATCAGTTTACCCTGGACAAGCAGTCACTGCTGGCACTACAACCACAGGTACAACAGCTACCGCAAGTGGTATTCTTCCTCGCTCATGGCGTGTAGTGTGGACTATTGGCGGTACCACGCCTTCATTCACAATTACCTCGATTACTTACAACTACATTCCAAACTAATGAAAGTTTTATTTGCTAAGCTCATGTTGAAAATACTCGGCCCACCAAAGCCTCAGCCTATTGATCCTTACCGTCCAAAAGAACCACAAGAAACACAGGCCGAATACGAAGCAAGGGTTCCTTTAAATAAACGCCCGCCCGCAAACAACCCTACTATTAACTATCTTGGGGATGACATAAAAGTAAGATACTAGTATAATAAAAAAACACACCTTAGTTTGGGGTGTGTCTCTATGGGACCCCCTTATGTCGGGGTCCTTTTTTAATTGAGTTATTTATGTTTCATTAAAGCACATATAGACTTATCTACGTGATGTTCTTTACATACTTTACCTGACGCACGTACAGGCGTTCTAACGGGTTCTTTATAAAAACCTTGGTCAAGTACCGTTTCTTTTACATAAACGGCTTGTAGCGTCTCTCCGCGAAGCATTTTAGAAATAGCTTCTGGCTTGTTTGGTAGTTTCTGCCATTTGTCGTAATCGGCTTTTCTTATCCATATATTTACGTGGGGCATACGTTCTCCTAATTAGTAATTACTACTCACTAATTAGTAATTATATATTAGATTAGAATTTTTTTCAAGTGGCTTTTTTAGATGGGACCCTTTTGTTTTTGTAATGTATGTAGATGGGGGTAGTCTTTCTCTTGTACAGGTAGATGGTACCAAATCAATCGGCTGGGGTGCTGCCTTTTACCCTCAAAAATTCGTATATATACCCACTAGCTACGCAACATACATCTCGCAACCTACACTATATGTAGTGTACTCATACATATATATGCGTATATACAGCGTCACCCCTGTGGTTTATGTCGTATAAGATAGATTGTGCGACATTGATTATTTAGTCTGAGCCGTCTTGTAGTTCAGGTGCTACATAATGAGCGCCTATACGGACTCCTGTGAGGTCTAGCTTGACTTCTATAACTCTGCTTACGTTTTCACTCTTTTGGATAGCTTTACCCTCGTTACGGTCTATTATATCCTGTGCAGCTTTTAACGCGGTATTATCGTTGTTACTGTCTACCAATTCAACTATACGATTCTTTGCCTTCTTAACAGCAGCATCTTTATACCCTATAACATTAGGTTTAGCTAGTAATTTTGCTACACTTGCCCTTGCACTCGCTCTATTATCTGTTTTATGGTGTCTTATATAAGCCTCTGTATTACTTATATCTGGATTAGCTAGTATTTCGTCTATAGTTGCCTTGCTCTTAGGCTTAAGCCGTAGCTGTTTGGCAAGCAAATCTCTCTCTTGTTCGGCTGTCAATTTCGGGGCATTGCCTGCTTTTCTATTCTTGCCACGATCCGGTCTATTGTTGTTTGGTTTTTGCATACTCTACCGTATTTATATATTATGTAACATTTTCGCTTATAAATCTATTTACTTACATTATACCACATTTACCCCTGTAATACAAGCATTTACTAGGTCTTATTTACACTATTTATACATATGCTATGTAAAATATAGTTGACATATAACAGTATTTGATATACACTGTTTACAGTTACTTATAAAAGCACCTGCACAAACAGCACCGAAACGGGCAACAGGTCAACCTTAAGCAACTAAGCAGTAAATAAACACGAAAGGCAAGTAATGCAAATAACAATTAATACACCCGTAATATTTGACCATAAGGGCATTAAAGTTACGAGCGTTACCCCTTTTGTGTTTACAAGTAAATAATGGCTATCTGGGGACAGATTGAAACCCAGTCTGGGGCGGTTCGATCCCGCCCGTGCCACCAGAATTATATAAATGTAACTAATTAAAAGGCGGTACAAAATGAACTGGCAAGTAAGTTATAAGAGTGGACGGGGCGCGATTGTTACTAAGTATTACGCAAGTATGAACACAGCAACGCAAGCCGTAGCAAGATTAGCAACCAAAGGTATACAAGCTAACTATAGCCCTGTTTGGCAAGGTGGCAACGATGTATAAGCTAATCAATGTAAATAATGCGCGACAAGTGCCATTTGCTACCAGTGATGATTTGGTTACCTTGTGGCAAATGCTAGATAATAAAGAGTTTCAGTATAGCACCCCAGTTATTGTTGATGATAATGGCGTGGTGGTGGCTGGGCATATAACAGCGTTTGAATGGGCTAAATTAAAAGATTTTAAGGTGGTGGCGCAATAACGCGCCCCACTACTAATTAAAGACAAGGGGATTAATTATGGGACACGTAACAATAAGTTTAGAGAAGTTTAGCAAGTTATTAAAAGACAATAAAGACAATACAAGTTTATTAAAGTCTATTGTGCAAGAGTGCAACAGTTATGACGGTAGTCTTGAAGAATATGTTGTCCATGAGTTTGATGATGACTTTTTTGATACATATTTTGAGAGTAAAGAAGAAGTCGCAAGAGCAACATTTTTTGGCACTATTCAAAATTGGCTAGATGAATATATACGTTTTAATGGATACGGCAATTTAGAGAGTTTAAACGATTATCAGTATGCTAAAGAGCTAGAGGACGGCGCAGACGACATTATTCAAACCGCAATAGATATGTTTGATAATATTGACGCACCTTATTTAGTAGAAGATTTAGAGGTATAACACTATGAAATTCTATAACTGTGATGTATGCGGTGCGAGTGAGGCGACTATACCAGACGAACAAACACAGCCACTGTGCGACGATTGTTATTCAGTAAGCGAGGTTGACAATGAGCAATAAAGATAAATTACTCGTTGGACTGCTATTTGCAACATTTATATTAAGCGGTTTTCTAAACTAAAGGAGAAAAAGGAGTGATAACAACAAAACAATTATGGACTGTAGAATTCTATGCAAATGGAGAGCTACAAACTAAATTAAGATTAACCGATGAGCATATTAAAGAGATAACGCAACTAATAGAGAAATGGGGGTCAAACAGTGAGTAGAAAAAACCTAAGCGATCGATTATGGTGGGATATATTTACCGCCGGGGTGGTTATAGTAACAATAATAGCATTTGTAATAACAGTAACAAGGAGATAGTAATGAAAGTATTTAATAATGTGTGGGTATGGTTTACAGTATTTATAATAATAACTGCAGCATTCACTGGTTATATGATAGCAATGGCACTTGAGGCGTGGGCACTAGCCGACTTGCCACAACCAGTACAGTATACCGAACAGGTACAGCAAACAGCCAAGCCACAGATCACAGAGCGCGTACAGTACACCGAACAAGTACAAGCCACCGCACGAGTACAGTAATGGAGATATTGCTGGCACTTGCAGCCGTCGTGCTTGCATTTTACCCGAGTAAGAAACCTAAGAAGAAAAAGAGGGAAGAGAATGGACACAATAAATCAGATAGTTAGTACACAACTTAGCGAGAGAGAGGTGATTATATACCTTTTAATCGAATCCGGTATGAGCTACCGCAATTTAGGAGAGAGACTAGGCTTGTCGCATACACACATTGTCAATATCTATGAGAAGGCTAATAAGAAAATGCGACGTATGGCCGAGGCAGGCGCTTTTCAATCACAGCTAAGCCATAAAACTGTGGATAAATAAAGCAATAAAGGGCTAGCATTTTAATCGTGTTTGTGCTAGTATAGAGATAGGAGAAAAGCAAGAGGTAACTCCCACCTCAAGAAACACGAAAAGAGCAAAAGTGCCTGTTTTAACATTCCCAAACGGTGCAGAGGTAGATGTTCAGTTTGATGACACAGCTCACTCATATGCAGTGGCTCACAAACTAGCAGACGGACAATTTAGCAATTACAGGCCAACTCACGGGGCAACAACGCCCCTTGCAGTTGTGCCAAAAGATTATTTAAAAGCGTGGGCCGCAAAAGAAGCGGTCAACGCTATTTTAATGCACTTTTTAAATACCCCGTCAGATGTAGAGAGATTACCAAAATTCTTTGAAGACCTAGAAGCCTACGAAGAAAATAGGCGAGATGAAAACAATAAGCCAGTGATGAGCTACTACCGCTTTAAAAAGAACTACCCCTGGTATTCAGAGGCTAAGGCGGCATTTAAGCGTAAGAGTAACACAGGTAAAGAGTTGGGTACTTGGATTCATTCGGCCATAGAAGCCTATTACAAGACAGACCGCAAGACCATACCGATCATTACAGAAGATACAAAGGGTATGTGGGATTCATTTATACAGTTTGATAATTACTTTAAGCCAAACGCCGAAGAGCTAGAATTCTTTGTATACTCTATGCAATTTGGCTATTCAGGGCAGGGAGACTTTAAGGGCTATATAGGTGGTAAACACTGCATAGCAGACTGGAAGTCAACCAACAGATCATCGTCTAATACAGACGGTATTGACATTAGTTATTTTTTCCAATTAGGCGGTTTAGCACAGGCAGAGTTCGAAAGAACTGGTAAGTGGGTAGACGACCTTGCAGCAGTAAACTTTGATAAGAAGGGAGAAGAGCCGAGAATAGTTTGGGCGAGTGACTTTGGTATGAGTCCAGTAGATTGTGCAAGAGCTTATATATCTTGCTTTAATACATACCATACAATATTAAACGCAGATTACAAATTTAAAAAGAGAGACTAAGAATGAAATACACAGTAAAATCGGCAACTCCAACAGGTAAAGTAGACCCAAAGTTCGGCACAGAGTACATCGTACACTTTAACGAAGATATACGAGAAGTAAAATTGAGCCGCCAAAAGCCCGTTGAACTCGGCCAAGAAGAGAATGGTCAAATTGTAGATAGTAAATTTGGCGCATACTTTAAAAAAGACCCGTTTGTGCGTGATGTACCGCTACAGGACCAGAAACCGGCTTGGAAAGATAATTCAGATGGCCAACGACAAGGTAACTGTTTGACAAATGCAGCAAACTATGTTTTGGCAATATCTCCTAACCCTCTAAAGCCCCTAGACTGGGCAAATGCTGTTCACCAGTATGCAGAGGCACTTTACCAGACTGGAGGCCTGCAGACGGCCCTAGAAGAGCTCACGGCGCCTGTTGAGGCCACAGTTGGTACCACAGAAGCAATAACACCACAAGATATTCAGGCTATTTTTCCTAACTAATGAAGACCGAAGACATCATCAACCAGCTTAATAAGTTCCAAACAAACTTATTTGTGCGTGGTGCTCATGGTGTGGAGCCTGCAGATCCTACTACGCTTGCCAATAACCTCTTACTTATTAGGGGGCTATTGGTACAGCTAGTGGACAAGGTGGCAGACGCTGAAAGGCAATATCGCCACCAAAAGGCAGCTCGATATGATGGGTTCATAGAAAAAGGAATGAAGAAGTCGCCAGCAAAAGATGCTCTTGAGTTCGAGGCAGATCTAATTGAATATGCCATTGAAGTAGAGAGATTGCGTGGCTATATGAAGTACACAGATGGTCTGTGTAGCTCTATACAAAGCGTCTTAAAGGTACAAATAGGCTCGGATAAGAACCAATACTAATGAAATGGAATCAATATGAGCTCTACGGACCCCATACCAGAAAAAGAAAAGCGAATAGACGACATCTTAAAGATGATTGGCGGCCTAGAAGTAAGCATAAGAATAGCCTTAGAGAAGGGCGACAAAGAGTTTGTAAGAACATTGCAACCGTTAGAACAGAAATACTACGAGAAACTAAGGAGAGTTGTCTATGGGCTACCAGAAAAATCCGGTCTACCTACAGAAGAGGAAAGTTGACCACATCTTTGATCTTATTGAAGATGGCGCAGCTAAAGAACTCGCTCAGCTTTCTGAAAATACCGAAATAGCATACCTTAGTGAATTCGAAGAAGATGCTATGGAGTACATTAAGAATGGCCATAGGTACTCAGGTATATCTACGGGTTATCCAGATGTTGACAGGCTACTTGGCTCTTTTGAGCCAGGCGAACTCTTAACAATAGGCGGCGATACGGGCCACGGCAAATCACTATTTGCTATGAACATAGCCCAGAACGTCTATATGAAAGAAAAGAAGCCTGTTCTTATGGTAAACCTTGAATTAACGCGTAATCAGGCTGTACAGCGGTTTTATAACCTAAGTGGTGAAGAACACGACTATGCGGGAATAATGGTTCAGAGAGCTCCTGCAGTCACCTACAGGGACATTGACGTTTTAATGAAGAAGGCTAAAGAAGAGGGTGCCTGTTTGGTTATTATTGACCACCTACACTTCTTTTCTCGTACTGCAGACAACACTACGCAAGAGATAAGCCGTATTATGAAGCACTTTAAAGAGTGCGCCGTAGAGAATAACTTACCCGTTATCCTTTTATCACACGTCACCCCAACAAGAATTATGAACCCCGATGGCTCTACTAAGAAGGTATACAAGCCCGGGCTACATAATCTAAAGGGCAGCTCTTCTATAGAACAGGATTCAGATATGGTTGGTTTTGTATTCAGAGATGAAAAGAACCCAAATGAGCTTGAGTTTTATCTAAAGAAGAACCGTTCCCGTCCACTGAAACAGGAAGCAGCAAAATTAACACAAAACGAATGGAGACTAGAAGAAAAATGGGTACCCGAATCAAGGCAATATGGAAACTAATAACATCAGGTAGTTATTTCCTATTAGTAGATCACGGCGAAAAAGCCGCTAGCATTACAAATATAAATGGCGACCTGGAAGAAGTAATCACCTTTACAAAGCTTGTGTATGAGACATATGTGATGCTTATGGAAGAGATTATCGAACAGGCCACCGATGCGGGCGAACTTAAAACGGCTCAAGCATTTTTAAAAGCATTAGAAAAGGATGAAAAACGTGGCAGGCACTAAAGAGGGGGCTTTAAAAGGTAAGTTGACAAACGAATTAAAATATGGTAAAGATTATTATAAGAACATAGGTTCTAAATCTTGGAAAAACCCAAATAGAAGCCGCAAAACAGGCTTTGCACTAATACCAAAAGAAAAGGTTGTTGAGTATGCCAAAGTTGGTGGTTCAAGGAAAAAGAGCGACTATCACAAGTTAGTGCCCGTAGGAAATACATTCGCAAAGGTATCAATAGAGGACTATGAATATATATCAAGTATGGGACCGTGGTATCTTTCTTCTACTGGGTATGCGGTACGCAGGCCGATAATTAATGGCAAGAAAACCACTGTTCGTATGCACAGAGTAATCAACGATACTATAGAGGGACTAGACACAGACCATATAAATCACGACAAGCTCGATAACCGAAGAAGTAATCTAAGGTCCGTGAATCGTTCAGAAAATATAAAAAATGCTTCTGTAAAAAATTGGGGGCCAGCGAGAATAAACTCACAAAAAACTCATTGCAAATTAGGTCATGAATTTAACGAAGAAAATACGCTTATATACAACGGAAAGCGCAACTGTAAAATATGCAGAAACAAAAGACAAAATGAAAAAAGACACCAAACAAAAGAAGAGTATAAGCAAGAAGAGCCCGTCTACTACACGGCGGAAGAACTTACAGCCATACTCGAAGCTGGTGAGCTCAGTCCAGGCGTTAGCGAATAAGTATGCAAGGCTCAGGGATTGTGGTGGATCGGACGGAGCGGGTTGTATATCATGCGGAAAGTGGTTCCCTTATCCCGAGCTGGATGGCGGTCACTATATACCAACAACCGTATCTTCGACTCGTTTTGACGAGAGAAATATTAATGCCCAATGCCACAGATGCAACCGTTTCTTACATGCAAATCTCAGGGGATACTTTAGGGGGCTTGAAAAGAAGCTGGGACGAGATGGACTTGATGATCTTGAAGCCTCTGCAGGGCCAAAGAAGTGGACCAGAGAAGAACTAGAAAACATTAAGATAGAGTACAAAGCTAAGATAAAAGATGCTGAGAATGGCATTTTCCCAGATAAACCAAACTCTTGGTATTGACAAACCATTCCGCTAGTGCTATACTCCTAGTGTCATTTAATAACATAAATTAGGAGAAAAGCAAAATGGCAAAATCAACAACTAAAGGTCAAACAACAGCGTTCGTACTTGTGATGCTTGTACTGGACATACTGGCAGTAGCTGGAGCAATGTACTTTGTACAACCAGTTAACGCAGTAATCAGTGGTAGTATAGCTTTCGCACTCGTTTCTTCGCTTACTTATATTGCATTTATTAACCGTTAGTGTTATCATATGAGTACAAGTAAAAAAGGAACAGATGGCTCTAAGAGCCGGATTGTGAAAAACTCCCACACCAAGAAAGCAATCATTGCCGCATTGCTAACATCACTTGGTATCGTTGTATACATGCTATTGCAGCAATATACATACCAGGCAAAAATCGAAGCTGAACTTAACTCTAAAAAGACACAAGTACAGTCTCAACTACAAGAATTGAATAAGAAGAACGATCTAACTACTGAACAGCAGAAGCAGATCGAGCAGCTCAACAAAGAAAAAGAAGAGCTTAATAAACAACTACAGGCCAAACGCAACACCGCTAGGGTACTCGCAGAAGCAGCTCCAGTAAGAGCTAAAGTAAGCAACCCTCAGTGTTTAGTATGGATGGAACAGGCTGGTATACCAATTACCGCAGCCTCTACCCGTCTTATATTAAACGAAAGTGGTTGTCGCTATAACGCCAAGAACCCTACAAGTGGGGCCTGTGGAATACCGCAAGCATTGCCCTGCAGTAAGCTACCCTGTACACTAGACGAAGCTGGTGCAGTATGTCAGCTACGTTGGATGAACGGCTATGTTAAGGCTAGGTACGGTACTTGGGAAAACGCATTGTCTACGTGGCAATCACGCAGCCCACACTGGTACTAAACCTGTGGATAACCGTTTGCACAATAAGCACAAGTAGTGTACACTCTAATTAGGTAACACTCCTTAATAAAATAAAGATAGATATAGCTAGAGGCCGTACAGGTTCTAGGCTATTAGCAGTATGCCCGGGTAAAAAGCTCTGTTATCCTTCCGGGGCCTCTTGCCGTATCTATCTACAAGAGAAAAGAGAAAAGCATGGAAGACACTCCCGAAAGTTTCTATGACGAAATGCCGCCATATGAATTAGAACTACACCTCGAAGCACTCGAAGGTGAGATTAGCGAACTCCACGGCCGCAGGGCAGAACTGGACCTCGAAGAGATGGTCCTGCAAGAGCACAAAGGCACAATTATACGATTACTCGGAGTGGTTGTATTAGATGATTATAGGAATCAGCTATGACCTTTATTACTAAGGACTCCGGCGAACGCCAATCATTTGAAACAGGTATGGTCCGAGACACTCAGACGGGCAAGCCTCGATACGACCTTATACCGGTACAGCCCCTTAAGCGCTTAGCAGACCTATACGCAAGGGGGGCAGAGAAGTACGATGACAATAACTGGCAAAAGGGCCAGCCTATGTCGCGGGCTTACGCATCATTATTCCGTCATCTTATAGCATGGCGTGAGGGTGAGCGCACAGAAGATCATTTAGCGGCGGTAGCGTGGAACGCTTTCGCTCTTATGTGGTACGAAGAAAACAAACCAGAGTTAGATGATTTATTCGAGGAGAGAATATGAAACTACAAAAACCAGAAAATGATAACTACGCAGCAGTTGTCGTGGCTATTAAAGCCGTTAACGAACTAGAAGGCTGCGATAACGTCGTAGGTACACCAATCTACGGGTTCCAGTCTATAGTAAGCAAAGACGTTAAAGAGGGCGACCTTGGCGTATTCTTTCCTGCAGAGTCACAACTTAGCGAAGAGTATGCGAGTAACAATAACTTATTCAGACACAAAGAATTTAATAAAGACAAAGAGGCCGCAGGCTACTTAGAAGATAACCGAAGAGTAAAGGCTATGAAGTTTCGTGGTCACAGATCAGACTCGCTATTTATGCCACTTGAGTCATTGTCATACATTAAAGGATGGGAAGAACTAAAAGAAGGGGATGTGTTCGACCGTATTGGCGACCATCTAATATGTAATAAATATGTCGTCAAGAGTACCAGCCGAGAAAAGAAGATCGAAAAGAACAAGAACAAATTCGTCCGCGTTGACAGGAAGTTCCTACCAGAACACTATGACTCGGATAACTACTTTAGAAATGTTGGAGTCATACCAGAAGGCCGCGAAGTCATTATCACACAAAAGATACACGGCACATCCATCAGAGTCGGAAATACGATTGTCGCAACAAAACCAACGTATCTTGAACGAATTGTATCGTTACTTGGAGTACGCATACCAAAGACCGAATTCGATTATGTCTTCGGATCCCGAAAAGTAATTAAGGACGTTAATAATCCAAACCAGAACCACTTCTACGAGACCGATATATGGTCCGAAGAGGGTAAAAAGCTTGAGGGACTATTGCCAGAGAATTTCTTAGTCTACGGAGAGCTTATCGGGTGGACTCCTACAGGAGCACCTATTCAAAAGAACTATACCTATCAAGTGCCAACATCAACTTGCGACTTATACGTTTATCGTGTCGCCTTT